TTTTAAGACCAAAATTCCGTCTTTAGACAGAGAAATTTTAATGAGACCATTTTTGGTCAAAGAAGAAAAAATTCTTCTTATGGCAAAACAGTCAGGTGAAAAAGATCAAATCTTTCTTTCGATTAAACAAGTCATTCAAAACTGTATTGTTGACGAAGATGTCAACATCAGCAATCTCCCATATTATGATATTGAATATCTCTTTATTCAGTTACGTATTAACTCTGTTGGCGATTTTATTGAAATCGAAATCCCAGATCCTGATACAGATGAGAGGAAAAAGGCTACAGTAAATTTAAGTGACGTGAACGTAGTCAGAAAAGACGTTTCCAACAAGATCATTCTTAACGAAACAACTGCTTTAATCATGAAGCACCCTTCTTTGGATGAGATTGCAAAGGTTTCTACAAATAATGATCTTGAAGCATTTTTCGATACATTAAAATACTCTATCAAATCAGTTTTTCATGAAGACCAGTCATATGAATTTGTTTCATACTCCGATAGTGAGAAAGACGAATATATCGAATCGTTGAGTCTGGCAAACGTTGAACAGTGTAAAGATTTTATTGCTTCTATGCCTTCTGTTGAAGTCGAAGCTAAATGGAAAGACGGTAAAAAGGATAAATCTATTACGTTGAAAGGGATCAACAATTTTTTTTAATACTGTTGGGTCATAACAATCTTAAAAATTATTTTAAGTTAATTTTTAATATGGCTCAACATCATGGGTATAGCATTTCTGATCTTGAAAACATGGTTCCTTTTGAACTTGAATTATATTCTTCGATGCTAATTGACTACTTAGAGCAAAAGAAACAGGAACAAGAGATGGCTAGAAGATAATGGCAGAAACATATATGGGTCATATAAGGAATGATATTCCTTATAACGGCATTAAAGCATCATATAGATACAAAAATCCCGGAGCCGCCTACCCAGACTCATATTCTAAAATGTTTGGGGCAACAGAATTTGGACGTATAGGTGGAAACCACCCAATAGCTAAGTTTGACACTTTTGAGCAAGGAATAGCTTCTAATCTATATAAATTTTTTACAAGTAAAAAAAATTATCTAGGTCACTCTTTTAAAGAAGCATTTACAACATGGTCAGACAATCCACGCAATGCTCCTCTTTACTACAAAAATTTAAAGTACAATGGTCAGCTAATCACTGACGGTACTATAGTACAGAGAGAGATGATCTATGATCAACAGTTTGTTAAAGATTTGTGGCTACAGGTTTTAAAAATAGAAGCAGCTGGTGATACACAATATTTGCAAGAGATGATAAATGCTTTTCCCGGTGCTCATAAACTAGCGATTGATATGGCAAAAGGAAATCCTGTTAGTTTTCCAGAACCAACAGCACCTATAGGAGAACCCGGCACACAGCCAACTAGCTTTCGAGGAACTGGAACTGGATCTGTATTGGGAGAAGGAGGATTGCTTGGAGGACTATTCAGTTCTGGGGGTCTGTTCGGAACCCAAGGAGGTTTGGGTACTCTCACTGGTTCACTCATCGGCTCTGGTGCCATACCTACCAGCAGCATTTCTTCTGCTATCTCTAGTTCTCTTCCTTCTTCTCTTGCAAGCCTACCATCAGCTTCTACAATCTCATCAGGTCTTGCTGAGTCTATTCAATCCGGTCAAGGATTTACGCCGTTTACTTCGGCAGTTCAATCGATTGCTTCGGCAGATACGCCAGTAGGAAGACTTTCTGCTATTGGTGACGTAGCTACTAAGTATGAAGCTGAGATCAAAGCTCTTGTTCCTTCTTTAGCAGGTCTCAACTTTAAAGAGGCTATCCCAGCTATTGTTGGTCTTGAGGATCAAGGACCAACCCAGAGACTTGTTTCTACACTTAAAACAATGGAAGGTGCTGATCCTGATCAGATAGTAAAATTAGGAGATCTTCTAGGTGATACTGAAGCTTCAGTTTTAAAGCTGGGAGAAAATTGGAAAGATAAACCCTTAAGCGAACTTTTTAATGTAGAAAGGTATTCAAAGGAAGATATTGGAGCATACCGAGAAACCGAACAACAGACAAAAGATTTTTTTGATATTCCGGGTATCGGTAAAGGATATGCTCTTCAAGCTATTCTATTTTCTGAGAACAATGAAATACAAAAAGATGCTATATTGTCACTTATGTCATCTATACCAGATGATAAAATGCCAGACATCGAAGGTCTTGAAGAATCGTTGCCGACACTTCTTACTGGTTCTTTAGAAGAAATAACCAAAACTCCTTTAGTGTCAGGTCTTATGGATGGAAAAGTCGGTGAGATTTTGACAGGTGAAGAATCTAAAGTAAAATCTATCTTAACTGATCTTGGCGCTTCAGCTCTTACCGAAGCTACTGGCATATCAGGTGACACTTCAAAAACTCTTCTTGCTGGCGGTACTGAAGAAGAAATTAAAAAGATGAGAAAAGAAATTGGTGGAATAGCCCTTGACGGATTTATCGAATCTAACCCAACACTAAAAGGTATTATAGATTGGTTCTACAATAATCAGAATCTGATTACTCTTCTTGGCTCTGCTGGAGCCTTTGCAGGATTGTCTGCTCTTCTGGGTGGTGGAATTGGTGGAGGATTTGCTGCAGGTGCTGGTGGTCTGCTTGCCACTCGACTTCTTCTTGGCGAAGAAGGATTCAATCAGTTTCAAGGAATTGTGCAATCTGCTGCAGCACCTGTTTTTGATTTTGCACAGAAAGCTCTGATCGATAGTGGATTGGCTAATGTTCCAATTGTTGGATCTCTCCTCCAAAACATATTGAGTATGGGAAGTAAGAATCCTTTAGCAGCAACTGCCCTAATATCTGGTAATGTCGGTATGGCTGCTGGTCTTATGGCTGGAACTACCGGAATTAATGTAGTGAACCAAGGGACGACAATGGCAGACGTGATGGCTTCTCTTACAGGAGGTGATACTACCTCACAAATACAAAACAATTTAGCAGCAACAGGTAATGCTCCCGTAGAGTCTATGCCACCGGGTTCTATAGATTCAGATGGCAAACCCGGTTCTACTGACGCAAATCCTAGTGGTGGTACACAAAAAGGAATGTATGTCCCAACATCTCCTGTTGTTTATACAGATTGGGGATGTACTGGAATGCAAGCAATTGTAGGCGGTGTTTGTTAACACCGCCTACTAAAGGTCTTAGTCGTCATCCATCAAGGATGCAAAGACTGAAAGATCATCATCATCGTCTACTGATGACTTAGATTCAACATCAAAGGGAATGTCATCATCAAGAAATTCTTCTGATGATTGCTGTTTGACAGGTTCCGGCTTTGGATTCGGCTTAGGTGGAGTAGCACCTGTCAAACCTAAGACTTTATTAAGTCTTTCTTTAAGTTCGTCGTAAGATTTGAACTTATCTGGTGCTACAATTTCATCCAAAGAGTGCTGCTGTTGCCAGATTTCTTCCAGTTTGTCGTCATCATCTGACAACGCACTTGGTGAATCGAAAGTAGAATCATCATAATTCCAGTAGCTTCTGCCGTCAGAACCTCGGACAGTGCTGATTCTCATTCGGAAATTAGCACCCTCCCAAAAATCAAAAATATTGACCTTCTCTTCATCGTCGTAGACAGGCTTAAGCTTTTTGGCAATCATATCATGGATTTTTTTGCCGTACTTAAAGAGAAAAACCTTCCCCTCGTTTTCTGGATTAGCCGGATCCTTAACAACCAAGATATTTGAATAGTAATTCAAATTTCTTTTTTGTCGTCTTACTTGCTGCCTTTCTGGGGTATTATCAGAGTCAACAGAATTCCAAAGCATGGAATTGTACTCTGAACAAGGATCGGCAGTCCCTTTTGCCAAAGTAGTTAAGGAATTTTCCACATAATAACCACCCGGTCCCTGAAAAAAGTGGCTGTAAAGATGGACTACAGGCGATTCTTCACCTTTACACTCCGGAAGAAACCGAATGATGAATTGTCCGTTACCGTCTTTTCCAACCGAAGGTTTCCAGTATTTTTCTTGGTCTTCAGAGTAACCACTCTGATTTGCTTCTTCCATCTTTTTAAGAAGGGCATCCATACTGGATTTACGTTTTGATTTGAGTTCTTGTAAGCTCATTTGCTTTCCTTATTTGTCTTATAGTGTCTTGTACTGTCTTTTAGTTTTTTTGTCCACTGTAAATTTCATAGATATAATTTTTGTATACTTCTGTACGAATGTTGATAAAAGGTCTATATTTCATCAACTTCATATTTATGTCACCCCAAAGAGGGTCTTTGAGGTGACTTCCCCAATACTTACAGCCGTCTATTAGTTTATCGACAACTGATAATGTGTCAAGGGATATTTTACCCGAAAAATAATCTGATATTATTTCGGGGTAGCCTTCTTTGACGATGATCGCTTGGTCGAAGTTTTCGTACTGCTTGATTTCTTCTTTGAAGCTGTAGTCGAAGCTTTGCTGGTACTTTTGCCACTTTTTGTGGATTTTTTCACCT